TGAATTGTGGCTGCGGATGTACCATACGCATTTTCCATCACATCAAAGTTATCCAACACACGAGTCACACTGTGCTTGTCGCGGCCTAGACCAATGGAACCAAACTTGCTGTCCAAACTGAACAGAGCAGTGCGATCACCCAGTGTGGTAGCTCCTGGTGCGTCCATTAAAATTCCAGTTTCAACCACTGCACTAGCAGTGATCCCGCTGCCAACATTGGTTGTGGCCTTAAATCCCAGGCGACTGGAATCATTGGTCAATCGTGTCAATGCACTAGCAGTGCCCAAGGTATAAGATTCTTGATACTGACGGACTTTGCCATAGATGCTGACTTGAGGGGTGGTTTGTGCCTGAGCAAAACCTGCGGCCAATGCCAGGGCCAATAGTAAAGCATATTTCTTCATGAAGTTTTCCTTTTAAAAAATTGTTGTTATGTACCCGAAGGCACATTCTTACTTAGCTAGTATAGCAATGTAAGTGCTATTTTACGACTAAATTGGCTGCTTCTGCCTCGGTATATGTGCTCGGAATCAAGTTTCCCTGAGGAGGAATTGAATTGGGTGTGCTAGGAATCACTGTGTCTTGTCCAGCCCCAGCAGCATCCAGAACAAATATATTTTTACCTTCTCTCAAACAAGCCACTATGGCTTGCCCACCTTGTGTGCTGAGATTGGCAATGGTTTCAAGAAACTGTGCAGGTCCATCTTGTTCTGTATTGACTCCATAATCAGGCAAACTCTGTACCAAACTCATAATTGGACCGCGGCTGGTTGTATCTAAATTGGCCACGTCTATGCTGGCTAAAGAAAGATTAGTATTCTCTAAATTGAGATTAGCAGCCATGGAAATAAAATTATTGTTTAATACCAAAGATTGTGTAGGATACAAACTTTCAATACCAGCAACTTCAGCAGCGGCCACAGTGATCAATGCATTCAGTGCCGCATCAGGATTGGTATAAGTTCCTGCGCCTGGGCCCGGGGGGATGACCACTGTGTCGTCTATACCTGTATTATAAACCCCATCCACGGTATTTTGCATTCGAGTGTAGATGATAATTAATGTGTTCAGGATTCCATCTGATGTCATGCTATTGAGTGTGGTGGTAACATTGGTAAGATCACTAGTGAACGGTACCCCGACTGCTGCACCCAACAAATCAGTTATGACCAATGTCCCATTGGGACCTGTTCCAGTTGCATACGTGTTGGCATAGAATTCTGCCACAGATGGCGGAACTGCTGTGGTCAATGAACTTATGAGATCAAGGTCTCGAGTGGTCTCCATGTTAGCAAATGCTAACGCCAACTGTATCAAACTCATGTTGTTGATATTTTTAATTTGTTGCAAACTCACCTGCATGGCCTTGCAAGCCAATGCCTGATCTGGTGGGATGATCAAACTCAATCTTTGATATGTGATCATATTACTACCGCCCAAGATCAACACATATCGTGGCAAGTAAATCAACAACTTTGAATTCACAGCGCCTTGATTGTTGTCGTAGATGGCACGAAGCACAGTCGATGTCTCTTGATTGTAAGTTCTCACTGTGAGACTGGGATAGCTGTTAGGGAATATCTTGACTGGGTTTAACAAGTCAGCCATGTTATTGATATTTGGTGTGCTTACTCCAAACACGGCCAGCACCTGTTCTAGTTCTGTGCCGGTCACAGTCAACATGCCCTGATATGCCAGTCGTTGCAAATTGTCACTGACTGTGACATTTGGATTTGCAATGTCGTTGATATCAGTTTGGTCAATTCCTGCCTGAATCAATGCATTGCTTACCCCAGGGGTGAGATTGGTCAATGAAGCCAATCGTCTCAACAACGAAGCTGGTGATCCAAAATTACCAAGGTCAGAAAGATCAATCAGTTGTCCCAGCGCAGCTAGATCAGCACCAAATGTCAGCATGGCCAAATTCACATCACTAAGATTCCCAGTGATCAAACTGTTCATTGTAGTAAAAGTTGACCCTAGATAAGTCTGACTGTTGATACTGGTATTGATATAGTTGTTAGTTGCACTCACATAGCCTTGTGCTGCTGGAAACACCTGTGCAAACACAGTCACGTTGCCATTGCCAAGATAACTGTTGCCTTGTTCAGTGATTACCCCGGTGAATCCTGAATTCACATTGATTCCCAGATCAAGATAACCCGCAGGCGTATTGTCAGCCAGTGCCGGTACTGTGGACGAGCAAAACGATGCCATATTGGCCAATGTGTTGGCAGTGATGCCAGCTGGTCCTGAGTTGGCTATTGCAGCAAAGAAAGGAGTAAGCAAAGTGGTACCAGTGTAAGAAGTTACAGCAGCGGTCCAGGTATTAGCAATTCTGATGCCACCGTTGTTGCTCAGTGTAGCACCAGCAATCATTTGTAAAGGAGTTAGAATACCAATGGTCATTGTTTATCCTGCAAACACAGTTGCACTACCACTAGCTACAAACGTACAACCAGCAAGGCCATCACCAACTCTTGCCAACGGCTTGCCGCCGACAAATACTGTAGAACTTCCACTTGAAATTGGTGCCACGTGCGGCTGACATGGCTTGCCTGGGCGCAAATGAGGCGTACTGAGATCGCCAAGTCTAGCAGCAGGTTTTGAATTGACAAATACTGTGGCACTGCCTTGAGCAATGCTAAATCCGCTGCAATGCGGAACTCCTTGATCACCCAATCTCGCTACTGGTCGCATACGCTTTCTCCATAAGTCTATTAAACAGACCCAGCCAGGCGTCAATTTCTTTGTGCTGCTGTTGAGTATGCGGCTCCGGAGGGATTTCCGGAAGAAATTCTATCACATGGTCCAGGTCGTCTGGGATATCGTCATAGCAATCGTATACTTCAATTATATCGCGCCTCATGATTACAAATCTATGTCCCATATTGTATTTATAGGAGCAAAAACTCGTATCAGCCCAAATGTATACTGGTGGTGCTTTGCATGTATTGGTCAGCAAATGATTTGTCACTGGCCACCGCAACAGTTACTGTGAGTTTACTCAAGTTGATATCTTTGTCTGGTGCCACAGTGAACAGGTATGGCATCAACCCTGGTCCCTTGGCACCCATGGCAATTACCATGGGTTTTGACAGTTTGTAATGTGTAGCAGTTTCTTCATTGAGTCTTGCCACCAATTCTTCACCTGATGTGAGTTTGAGTGTGACTACTTCGCCTGCGCTAACGCCTTTGTCTATTAACATAATTTTAAACTTTCTTTTGAATTAACATTTGTAATTTACTCCCCATATCCGCCAGCAGTTTCTTCAATGTATTTTTTTAATTCTTGAAACCCCCCAATGTGGTTGTTATGTACAAAAATTTGTGGTACTGTTCTTGCTGTGGGCACTGCTTCTAACAAGTCTTCTCGGGTGTATCCGTGCCCAATTTTCTTTTCTTCATATGCAATATTGCGTTGCTTTAACAAAGCTTTGGCTTGGTCGCAGAATGTGCAATTGTCTTTTGACCAGACGATGGCTGTCATATTTTTCCTTTATAAATTTGGTAGTTGATCATGATCAAGTTCAGACGACATAATACCAATTACGTAGTTAGTTGACTCATTTTCTTGCAAGGCCGTCTGTTTGCTGGATGTTGAAACATGCTTGTTGAACCATGGAATAGGTGTGCTGCGTGGTGCTGCGGTTTGATATTTGATACCAATGTCTTTGAGAGCACCAACTGCTGTGTAGTCCACAAAATCTTTGAGAATGTTTGCATTGAGACCAATTACTGGACCCATCTTGAACAAATGCTCAGCCCAGGCTTTTTCTTCACGGATCACATCCTGATACAAGGCATACACTTCTGCTTCGCAGGCGTCTTTGACCGCAGCAAATCGGTTGTCTTCTTTGATAACTTGGTTGATAAGATATGCAGTCCATCCTTTGTGCAGCAATTCGTCTTGCAGAATCAATCCAATAATGTTGCCATTGCCAATGAAGATTTTGTTCTCTACCATGGCCAAGCTAGTGGCAAACGATACCATGAATCGGAATGCTTCTAGTGCATAACTGGCATGCAATGCCATCCAAATTGCTCGAACATGTTCACGTTCTTCCACCGGTTGCCCTAGTTCTTTTGCACAGTTGATTCTGTGTAAGTCATCATAATATCGTCCTACACTTGATGCCATGTCTACAATTTCTGTGGTGTCATGAATGGTATTGAAAACATCTTTAGGCACGTTATAGATATTACGAATGATATGGCTGTAACTCTTTGAGTGGATATTTGTTTCAAAGAATCCCCAGTTATACATCAATGCTTCTACTTCGGGCAAGCTGCATACCGGCGTGAATACTTGTGTAGGTCCACGCCCTTGCAAACTGTCCAATGCAGTTTGCCGCAGTAAATTGCTGGTAAAGATATGTTTGACTGCATCACTAGCATCTTTAAAGTCATTGGCATCTTTGCTGAGACTGATCTCTTCAGGTTGCCAGAAGAAGCCACGTGCAGTGGCTTCAAAGTCTGCAATCTTTTTATACTTGACTTCTTCAAAGCGTTGAATGGTCACTGGACCTGCTGGATCCAGAAACATCTTACGATTTAGGTAGTCTGTCTTGGTGTTTAAATTGTATTGTGCTAGGCTCATTTTATAACACTATCAGCAGTTACTTGAATGTTGCTTATGCTCCAGTATGATCCTGTACTATTGCACAATGCACCCCACGGACAACTGTTGTTCCACCATGGTGCAGTGCTAGGTCCTGCTGGACTATAACCCTGCCAAAATGCTAGATTCAACCAGTAACCATTCTTCATGCTAGCCACTAATGAAGTCATGTCCACAGTACTGCTGCCCTCTGCACCTGATCCAACTGAACTATTGTATACCACTACACTTTTACCATTTTGTGAATATGTCACAGTCATGGTAGGAGTTGTTCCATATGTGAAATCAGTTACCATATCAAATGGTTTTGTCATATCAATAATACCAACCAGACTATGCAACCCATTGGTAGCAGTAGGTGAACTGGTCATTGACGAATAGTTAAAGCAACTGTTGTTGGCAGTGTCTGCAAATGCATATTCATATCGTTGAGGAGCACTTGAACCACCTGTACCTAAATGCATGGTAGTTTGTGTAATTTTGTTACCATTTGTTTCTAAGAAATCAATTTCTTGGCAGTTCCATTGCGTACCATTTCCGCCTGCATCACAGTAGTTGGTACCCTTGGGTTGAACACTGGGCTGAACTGGATTTGACACCATATAGAAACTGGCATTAACATAGTTCTGTGATAATTTTGACAGGTCAACGGTTGCTTTGATTTGAGAGATATTAACATATCCTTGTTCTGATACAACTCTACCTGCTGCACAATTTGATCCTTCACCAAATGTTACTGAGTTACCTGATATAACAGGATCAGTGCCGCACTTGTTATAGTCCAGTACAAATGCAGGAGTAAATGTGTTTGATGTTGCAGTAGGTGCCGGTGTTTTACTACAAGCCGCCAATGCCAATATGCTTAATATAACTAATAATTTTTTCATGTTTTTCCTTTAAAGTTTACACGATTCGCAATCTTCTTCGTCGTCGAAGTTGATTGATTCCAACATGGTTGGAGCTTCTTCTGCCACTGCTTTACTACCTGCTTTGTTGATCAAACTGTAGTAAAAAGTTTTTAGTCCCCACGCATGTGATTGCATTAAATTTTTAGCAATCAATGTAGTAGGAACTTTACGATCTGGAAAATGTGCAGGATTATAAAAGGTATTGGTACTGATTGATTGATCAACATAAGCTGCAATCACTGCGGCTGTTTTTAAATACCCGTCGCAATCTTTCTGTTCCCACATCAGTTGGTATCGATTTTTCAACTTCTGATATTCAGGAACAACTTGTACAAATGATCCTGCTTTGGATTCTTTTACGCTGATCAAACTCATTGGCATTTCAATACCATTGGTTGAGTTAATAGCCACTGAACTGGATTCCACAGGAGCCACAGCACCATTGGTAGCATTACGCACACCATAAGTGATCATGTCTTTGCGCATGGGTTCCCAATCCAGTTCAGGAGCAAAGTCAGTTAGTTCATTTACCCCTTTAGCTCGCAATTCCCAAGGAAACATACCTTGCCCATAACGTGTGTGATCACTGCCCAAACACTTGCCGCGTTCTTTGGCCAGTTCAATACTCATTTCAGTGAGATAGAATGTTTGATGTTCCATCCAAGTTTTGAGTTCAGCCAATGAATCTTTTTCACCATACTTGAGATTGCGTTTTGCATGCCAATAAGCAAGATTAGTGATACCAATTCCAAGTGGTCTTATTTCATCGTTGGATAATTTAGACTGAATGCTCAAAAAGTCTTGGTAATCAAGGATGTTGTTAAGACTGCGGTGAAGTATACGGCAAGCCCTACGCATATCTTCTGGATTTCGGAAAGCTCCCCAGTTGATGCTACCCAACGTGCAGAGAGCAATGCGACCATCAGGATCATCAAGACGTTTAAAAGACTTAGTAGGTAATAGGATTTCACAGCAAAGGTTACTCTGGTAAATTGTATGGTACTCAGGATCAAATGGTCCCTGATTCTGTACGTTATCGATGAACACTAGATAGATGCGGCCTGTATCAGTGCGTTCTTTCAGTATGCCTGATTTGAATACTTCTTCTGCACTCATTGTTTTCTTGCGAAGGTCTTTGCGCTTTTCATACTTGACGTAGAGTTCTTCAAACTGTTCCGTATTTTTATAGAAGGCTTCATACAAGTCAGGAACTTCATTGGGATCAAAGAAAGTTATGTTTTCTTTGTTTTTAAATCGTCTCCAGAAGAAAGCACTAAGCACAACCCCATAATCCATATGACGGACTCGGGTTTCTTCTGTTCCTTGGTTGTTCTTAAGGACAATAA